AAGCACCACGCTGAGATGGTCAACAAGATGCTCCTAACAGACGTCACGACCGTCGCTGGCAACAACTTTGAGTCGTTGGACAGAATCACAACTGGTAACACGAACATGGTGTCTGGTACTCACTATGACGCTGCTGACGAGGACATCTACTCCATCGACAGAAGCGCTAACACATGGTCCTTCGCTGAGGACAACGCTGACTCAAGCAGCGCTAACAGAACACTCAGCCTCGACCATCTTGACACGCTATTCCAGCAAATCTGGGAGCGCGGTGGAAACCCGAAAGTCATCCTAACCGGATATGACACTCTGATGAGACTACAGCAACTGCTACAGTCCCAGCAGAGGTTCATGGAGGAGAAGAGAGTGACCCCAACCTACAACGGCGTCAAGGGTGTTCCCGGTATGGAAGCCGGATTCATCGTCGCTACGTACAACGGTGTCCCAATCATCCCGACCAAGGACATGCCTAAAGACGGTATCAGCAGGATGTACTTCCTCGACACAGACTACCTATACTTCAGCACTGCAATACCAACGCAGTACTACGAGAGTGGAATTGAGACAGGCGACCCATTCGCCATCAACAGGCTCGGTCAGGAAGGACTGTACCGAACCATGGGTGAGATGTGGACGACTTTCTTCGGCGCACAGGGGAGTGTGAGAGACCTCCAGTGAGGTCTCAGGTAGGAGATAAATAGGTAAGGTGAAGAAACATGGCAGACGAACTAACACTAAGCGGAACAGCAACAGCAACCCTAGTAGGGGCATGGGAACTCAGAGCGGGTTCACATGACACGACAGAGCATCTAGCAAGAGGAAGCACATATCCGGGTAACTTGGATGCTTTCAAAGCCCTAAACGGCACTGACAGCGCTTCTGGAGATGCAGCAAACGGATACGACCCAGCACCTAAGATGGCACTAATCAACGTGACAGGCGGCGCAGATGGTGAGACAATCATCCTCGGCGGCGGAGCATCAGCGATTTTGAGCGTTATGTGCACCGATGCCGGTGCAGCAGCAGTAGCAGTTGGAGCATCCTTTACAGGACTAACAGCAACCTTGCAGTACCTAAGCGGGTCTTCCAACGCGACCACAGTGATGATACTGTACAACTGAGGTGATTGAACTGCCCTCAGTACGCTACCACGGACCGTCTTTCTACAGACGGAGTCCTGATGCGTATATGCCCGATTTCACTCGGGGAGAGGTCAGGGATGTCTCACAGGAATGGGTCGACCAATGGCGCCGATTCCTCAAGACACCCTACTTCACCATAGAGGGAGACGAGGCACCGACAGCAGACGAAGGTGAAGACGGCATACCTGACGAGTCGTGGCGACGTGGGGACATATCCGCGTGGCTCGACTCTCAGGGTGTCGAGTTCGCACGCTCGTCATACAGGACTAAAACAAAATTGCTACAACTCGTCGACCAGCATCTGAACCCACCAGCACCAGAACCGGAACCGGAACCGGAGCCAGTGGTGGAAGATGAGGTAGAGGCAGTAGTAGAGCAACAACTTGAAAAAGAAACAACAGGAGATGAACAATAATGGCATTTAGCAGTACACAAGACAGCAGAACACACGTATTAGGAGACCTTTTGATGGTCTCTGGAGATTGGAACGCAGCAAGCGTAACCACAGGCTCGATAGTCACAGGTCTTTCAGAGATACTGGCTTGCGGAGTCATGGGTGACACATACGGAGATGTCACTGGTGGTGGAGTCGACGGAGCATTCGCAATCGTCGCAGACGCAGCACCCGGTACACTCGTAGTGGATTGTGTCAGTGGTAACACTGGTTCTTGGTGGGCATTAGGGAAGCGCTGATTGAGGCGGTGACCTAGATGGGAGCAGAAGTTAGAGTCCTAGGACCCTACCCACCCACGCAGTTCAGCAAGGCCGGCACGGCCTACGTCGGCGGAGCGGATAACTCGAGCGCGACTCTGAACGCGAGAATGACCGCTGATGTGGCTGATTTAGGGACTGCTGCTGACGTAATATCAGTAGAGCCCGTAGTAGTCTTAGGCAACGTCTATCTCATTGCCTACATAAAGGCGTGATATGTCTTGTTGGGTAACATCTATCTTGTAGTCGGGTCCTTCTCGTGATGAGGGGAGACTATGGGGTTCGAGTTACGCACGCTTGACATCGACGACCTGTCAGTCGCTCAGAAGACCAATGTCCGATACGCAGCAAGCATCGGGGAGGGCAATGTTCTCTCAGAGGACAAGCCCCTCGCCGGTGTGACATCAGAGCAGCGCACACGTAACAAGAACGTAGGCGACGTGCTCAACATAGGCGCTGGCACGCGCTGCAAGCACTGTGGATTCCTGCACTTCATGTGGAGGGAGACATGCGGTGCATGCGAAAAGCCGATGGAGTACAACATGTCACACAGAGACGAGGAGGCGAGACTCTAGATGCCACAGGTGTTCAGCCCCGGTGAGCCTGAGACAAGGCCCCTCGACCCCGATGCCATTGTCTACACCACGCCGCAGAAGGTGGCCGACCTCCTCGAGATAGGACCACAGGACGCTGTGGCAGTGAGCGCAGATTCAGAGAGCACTGGGGTTTTCGTGTCTGGTGCCAATTATCGCAGCATCGGGTTCGCTGTGGGAGACACGCTACTCATCTACAGCGATGCAGACCCACTCGGCCTAGAGCGGACCATCACGGCCATCACATCGACAATCAACGGCGTGAGACTTGGCTTCTCATCATCCATAACAGCAGCGGACTATCAGAGCGCTGACAATACCTACGTCCAGAACACAGCGTCTTTCACCAACGGCAGGACGAGGGGCGTCACGTATGACAAGGTGAAGCAACTCATCCTTCGTTCGCAGGACAGGATAGACAACATGACTCACAACTCGTGGAGACCGAATCTGGTCGCTGCCGAGTACATCAACTTCGACACGTACAAGCCGTACAGGCGTCGATACTACACCGACTATGTCGGCACCACGCCGCTCCTATTCCGCAACGTGCAGCAGATGCTTCGCATCGAGTTGTGGCAGGGCGACGACTACAGGGAGATTGGCGCCTCCGAGGCTCGACTCAAGATTCCAGACAGCGTACGTTCCCTCTCAGGCTCAATCGTCATGTCTCCCGGCAATGGGAGCGCCGCTACGCTCACGATAGGAACGTCAAGCACACAATGGAGGGCGGACTTCGACAAGATAACCACCGCACAGAACCTTGTTGACCTCATCAACAAGGAGGACAGGGTAAGCAAGGGGACTGTGGAGTTCTCACCTGCATTCACTCTTGAGGGTAGTACTTCCAACGTGGGAGTACATAACGAGTTCCTAGCAACGGCCAATGCGGACTATGGTAGCGGTCATGTCAAGATTTCCAGCATGAGGTCCACACAGGCCGGTGAGGTGTGCAGCATAGTCACTACCGACACCAACATAGAGATATCACAGACTCAGATAAACAAGGCCACCTTCAGCAGCCTCAACAGCACGACCATAACAGTGGACGATACAAATGGCTTCGCAGACGCTGGTGTCGTTGTTGACGCCAGTGGTGACGTCTTCAGTTACACCGGCAAGACAGCCACAACCTTCACCGGTTGCACAATCGTGGTTGGCTCTGCGCTCTCTGACATAGCAGGCGCACTTACTCAACACCTCATGCAGGTCGACCTACAGGGTGGGAGTTCCAGCGGTGACAGAGGTAGGCTTCGTGATTACTGGTTGGACCACGAGATGGGAATAGTCTACTTCAACAACTCATATCCTTTCTTCGAGTGGAACGCCGTCAAGGTCGCGTACATCTACGGTGAGAGATATGTCGAGAAGGCCATCGAGGATATCTGCACCAAGATGGTGGCCATCGAGTTGCTGCTCAGCGACGACAGGAGCGTCCTCATACCAGAGGGCTCGCAGAACGTGGACCTCGCATCCAAGATTCAACTCTACCGTCAGGATATCGACAGGATGCTACCACGTTACATCGAGGTGATTGCCTTTGAGTAGGCCGTCGTTCGAGACGAAACTGCTGCTCAAGCAAGTCACTGACCACTTCAAGACCAACGACGAATTGCAGAAGCAACTACATGATGCCTTCTCACAAAGCCCCCAGCCTCAGAGGGAGAGGATAGAGCAGGAGGAGCGCTCGCTCTCCGATATACCGGATGGTAGACAAGCAGATGAGGGTACTATCATGAGGATAGAATCCAGAATGGTCACCGAGAACTCCAGTTACAACAATTACAACCTAGACTTCAAGGGAGGGGCGATAGTGCCAGACACACAGTCGTACCTCAGAAAGGTGGAGGACAACAGCGCCATACGCGCATTTGAGAGAAAGGTGGTGAGGAAGCGTGGTCGCAACATACAGTGAGGGAATCAATCTCGTCATCGACACCCTCATCGATAACTGGAACAGAGGCAACACCGACGGCTTCAAGCCAGTCATCATCGACGTGGCCGATGTCAGCCCCGAGACCGGCAAGCGACTCGACATGCGAAACAGGGACTACGTCATCGTGTTCGAGACGGCGCACAACGAGGAGACCCCTGAGTTGCTCTACGATTTCGTCACCACTAGGATAAACATCACACTCGATGCGAGGACCATGAGGAGCCGTCGACATCAACAGTTGATGGAGAACGAGATTCGCAGAATCATTCACACCAAGAGGAAGGGAGACGGTGCCAACATGGACAGGCTCGTGTACAAGACCCGTACTGACTTGTCCGACAGGACCAAAATACTCTTCAGAACCACGTTCCAAGTAGAAGTTGTTATCTTCTCCGAACTCATCCCATAGGTGTAGACATGCCATCGACAGTGTACAAGGGAGATTTGACCGAAGTCACATTCGGTCACGAGACGGGTGTGGTTCTCCCACATG